GGTTTAAACTATGACGAAGGAACAGGCAATGATGTTTAAATAAAGGACATTATAACATGAGTTCAATTGATGAAAACCTAAACGACATTTTAAATATCACACCTGAGGTTATCGAAGCCTCAGAGATTTCTACAGTTCAAGAAACGCAGATTGCCGTTCCTGAAGATAAGGACGCAGAAGTCGATTTTGATACAGGCCGTGAGAATCTATATAAGATGCTAGAAAAAGGAAATGATGCAATAGACGGCATACTAGCACTAGCAAAAGAAGGAGAGCATCCTCGTGCGTATGAGGTCGCAGGACAACTCATAAAAACGGTTGCAGATGTTTCTAAAGATTTGATGGCAATGCAAGAAAAACTGAAAAAACTCAAAGAAGTGCCCAACACAGGTCCCAAAAGTGTTACTAACGCTTTGTTTGTGGGCTCTACAACCGAATTAACAAAACTATTAAAGGAGAAGAAATAATGAAAGTATTATGCGTATTATATGATGACCCTAAAGGCGGAATGCCAGAGAGTTATCCTCTAAGTGATTTGCCTAAAATAGACAAATATCCTGACGGCATGACATTACCTAGTCCTCAAGGCAGAGATTTTACGCCTGGCGAACTATTAGGTTGTGTGTCTGGCGAGTTAGGACTAAGAAAGTTTTTAGAAGAAAGAGGTCATTCATTAGTTGTTACATCTGACAAAGATGGCGAAGGCTGTGAAGCTGATAGAGAATTAGTTGATTCAGATATTGTTATCTCTCAACCATTCTTTCCTTACTATGTAACGAGAGAGAAAATGGAAAGTGCGCCTCTTTTAAAGATGGCGATTACTGCTGGTATCGGTTCAGACCATGTTGATTTACAGGCTGCAATGGACCATGACATTGATGTTGTTGAAGTAACTTACTGTAATTCAAGGTCTGTTGCAGAACATATCGTTATGCAGATTCTAGTCTTAGTAAGAGATTTTACTACTCAACATAACATTGTAAATGAAGGCGGTTGGCATATTGCTGATGCAGTTTCAAGGTCATATGATGTTGAAGGTATGCATGTTGGTACAATTGCGGCTGGCCGTATTGGTATTGATATGTTAAGAAAGATGAAACCATTTGATGTACATCTTCACTATTTCGATAAACACAGACTAGGCAATGAAGTAGAAAGAGAATTAGGTTTAATCTACCATGATTCAGTAGAATCTTTGGTCGCAGCTTGTGATGTTATTAATATTAGTTGCCCACTACACCCCGAAACAGAACACTTGTTTGATGACGAGATGATTGCGAAGTGTAAGAAAGGTGCATACATTATTAATACTGCAAGAGGTAAAATCTGTGATAAAGATGCTATTGCTCGTGCATGTGAGTCGGGTCAACTAAGTGGATATGCTGGCGATGTCTGGTTCCCACAACCTGCCCCTAACGACCATGTCTGGAGAACAATGCCTCATCACGGAATGACACCACACACTTCTGGAACTTCACTATCTGCACAGACACGATATGCAGACGGCGTTAGAGAAATACTAGAATGTTACTTTGCTGGTTTTGATATCAGAGATGAGTATCTAATTGTTAAAGACGGAGACCTTGCTGGTATGGGCGCTCATTCATATACTAAAGGAACTGCAACAGGCGGTTCTGAAGAAGCTGCGGAGTTCAAAAAGTAAATGCAATATTTTAGACCAGGTTTAGAAGAAAGTATTACACTACCACCTCATCCAGAAAACTCATCTGAGATTGGTGAGGTGGTAAATGCTGTAACAACAAGAACGGCAGAAGATGTTACATCTATTAGAAATCATGACCATGAACCTTTCTATGCAGTTGAGAAGTATTGCAAGTCAAAGGGTGTAGAGTTTGACCGTAAAGAGATGAGAGAATTAATCAAACAGGCAACTAGCATTATTGGTTACTTCAAAGGAAGTTTTAATCGTGATAGGCCAGTAGAAGTTGATTCTTCTATTAATACTTTGCCGAGCGAAACAAACAAATCAAGGTCTTATCCGAGTGGTCACGCTACTCAGTCAAGATTAGTTGCACGATATATGGCAGATAAGAATCCTGTACATGCAGAAGAAATATTAAGAGCAGGCAACGAATGTGGTCTAGGAAGAGTCAAGGCAGGATTTCACTATATGTCTGACTATCATATGGGCAATTTACTAGGTGAGAAACTTTATATATTTATGAATCGAGAGAGCGATGGCAGTTAACCCAAAAGACCAGTATCTCGGTAACCCCAATCTAAAAAAAGGTAACACAAAATCAAGGTTTACAAAAAAACAAGTTGAAGAAGTTATCGCTTGTTTAGATGACCCAAAATACTTTATTAAAAAATATCTAAAGATTGTAACAATTGATAAAGGTCTTGTGCCTTTTGATATGTACAATTTTCAAGAAAAAATGGTTGATACATTTCACGAGAATCGTTTTACGATTTGCAAGTTGCCAAGACAGAGTGGAAAATCAACTATCATAGTTTCATACCTCTTACATTATGTGTTGTTTAATGAAAATGTGAATGTCGCCATATTAGCAAACAAATCTTCTACTGCAAGAGATTTGTTAGGGCGACTGCAACTGGCTTACGAGCATCTGCCTAAATGGATGCAACAGGGCGTTCTCAACTGGAATAAAGGTTCTATTGAATTAGAAAACGGAAGTAAAATCGTAGCGGCGAGTACATCTTCTAGTGCTGTTCGTGGTAGTACCTTTAACATCATATTCTTAGACGAGTTCGCTTATGTTCCTAATAACATTGCAGAAGAATTCTTTAGTTCTGTATATCCTACAGTATCATCTGGTAAGTCATCTAAAGTGATGATTGTATCTACACCTCACGGAATGAATATGTTCTATAAGATGTGGGTTGATGCCGAGAACAAACGAAATGACTATGTGCCTGTGGAAGTGCATTGGTCTGAAGTTCCTGGTCGAGATGAAAAGTGGAAAGAAGAAACAATAAGAAACACTTCAGAAGGTCAATTTCAAACAGAGTTTGAGTGTGAATTCTTAGGTAGTGTTGACACACTTATTACTGCAAGTAAAATTAAAACAATGGCAGTACAAGAACCTAAACGAAGTGGGGGTTTAGATGTGTACGATATGCCTGAAAAAGACCATATCTATACAATGTGTGTTGATGTATCACGAGGACTATCAAATGACTACTCAGCGTTTGTTGTGTTTGATTGCACAAAGGCGCCATATAAGGTAGTTGCAAAGTACAGAGATAACGAAATTAAACCAATTCTTTTTCCAAATATTATAGAAAGAGTTGCGAAACATTACAATAGTGCATTTGTTTTGATTGAGATTAATGACTTAGGTCAACAAGTCGCAGATGCTTTACAATTTGAGATTGAGTACGACAATGTAATGATGTGTACACAAAGAGGCCGTTCAGGTCAAGTATTAGGTGGAGGGTTTAGTGGTCGGGGAAACCAACTAGGTCTAAGAATGACAAAAGGTACTAAGAGAATTGGTACTTCTAATCTAAAAAGTTTGATTGAGGGCGATAAGTTAATTGTTACTGACTTTGATATTATTGCTGAATTATCGACATTTATATCAAAAGGCAAGTCGTGGGAGGCAGATGCCGGTTCAACAGATGACTTAGTAATGTGTTGCGTGATATTTGGTTGGTTAGCAAATCAATCATACTTTAAAGAATTGACAGATGTTGATGTGCGTGGACAAATGTTTACTGAACAACAGAATGCTATCGAGGCCGATATGGCACCGTTTGGGTTCATTGATAACGGACTTGACGACCCCGAAGGTCGCAATAATTCGTTCTTTGATGACTCTGGAGTACTCTGGAATCCCGTATCTTATCATAGAGGCGAAAACTAGTGTTTTCAAAAGTTATAAATATTGTGAAAGGGTTGAAACATAAAACTTTAATAAAGGAGAACTAAATATGGCTTTTCAAGTATCACCAGGTGTCTCCGTAACTGAGAAGGACTTAACTAATGTAGTTCCTGCCGTAAGTACATCAAGCGGCGGAATTGTGATAACTGCGGAAAAGGGACCGATTGATGAGATTACAACAATTTCGTCTGAGAAGCAATTAGTAGATACATTTGGGAAACCAACTGCTGATAACTTTGAAGAATGGTTTACTGCTGCGAACTTTTTAGGATACGGAAATAATCTGAAAGTAGTACGACCGATTACTGGCATGGTAAATGCTGGAACATCGGCTGGAGTACTTATAAAAAATACAACTGATTACCTAGACAACTTCGGCCATGCCGCTAGTTTCGCTGGTAGTGTTGGTGCTTATGCCGCAAGAGAACCTGGAACATTAGGAAACAGTTTGAAAGTTTCTGTATGTGCTAACTCTACTGCGTTCGGACCACACTCAATGAGTGGTAATTTAGTTGCAGACGCTTCTGCGGCTATCGGCGACACATCAATTACTGTTGACGATGGTAGTTTAATGCAAGTTGGCGACATACTAGAGTTTGGAGATGCAACTGCTGTACCTTCAACTTCAGGTGCACCTTCAGGGCATTACTATAAAATAACTGCAATATCAACAAACTTATTAACAATCGCAAGATTCAATACTGCAACTGGTAAAACAGAAACAGGCGGTCTTAGACACGCTGTTGTTGACAACGCTAAAGTACTAAGACATTGGGAATATTATTTTCAATTTTCTGGTGCACCAACTTCGACAGATGATGTCGTTGCTGCTGGCGGTTCATTAGATGAAATGCACATTGTAGTACTAGACGAAGATGGCGGAATTACAGGAACAGCGGGAGAAATCTTAGAAACATTTGAAGGCGTTTCACAGGCGTTTGATGGTAAGACTGATTCTGGTAATAGTAACTATTATGCTGATGTAATTTATAATCAATCAAAGTATGTGTATGTCATGGACCATGAAACTACACTTGCAAACGGTGGTAGTGCTAAGAAAGGTACAACTTTTGATAACGCTGCTGGAGATGCATTTGTTGTGAAATCTTACTCGCTTGCGAGTGGTACTGATGACTTTGCTGCTACTAACGCTGAGATTGCAACTGCTTATGAAAAATTTGCTGATTCAGAAACAGTTGATTTAGCATTACTAATGTGTGGACCTTCACAGACAGGCGCTGACGCTACTGGCGACACAAAGGCAACTGCT